CGCGCTCATCGCCATCTACTGCGCGTCCTATTAGGCCGTACAACATTTCCGCCTCAGACGGGGCGCGGCCCTGCCGTGGCTCGCGTATGCGCAATGCCTCCTTCTTGGCGAACATATCCAATTCGCGCTTGTCGGCCTCGATTTGCTCTGCCAGCCTCTCAGCTTTAGCACGCTCGCGCATAGACATCGTCTCTGGCATCGCGGAAACCTCTGCCTCGGCCAATGCCCTGGCCTTAGCGTCTGCGCCCATATTGCCGCGACGGAACTCTGCCTCTTGCTGCATGCGCTGAATCAATTCATCACGATCCATACGCCGCTTTTGGTCGGCGCGTTCCTGCTCGCGGAGGTATTGTTGCTCCTCTCGTTGCGCGGCCTCTTCCTGGCCGATTTCCTGCAGTCGGCCCTGCCCGTATGCCTGCAAAGCGCCAAGCAGGCCTTGGCTGAACGCGGATGCCATTACATGCCCCTTCCTTCAATGCTGCCCGGCCCCTGCTTGTAGATGGCCAGCGCCATAGGGACGGCGCGCTGCGCAACACTCTTGGCTTGATCGCGCTCCAGCACTTGGCCTTGCATAGCCATCTTTACCAGCTCGGCAATGATGCGCATCACTACCCCCTGAAGGCTAGCAGTCGGGATTTCACGGCCATCCTGCTGGGCGAGTTTCTGCGTGGCCGCCAAGATGTTGCCGGCAGTCTCGGCTATCTCAAGCTCGATATCGCCCTGTCCATCGGTCAGTTGCTGCATGATGGCGTCGGATGCCTGTTGCAGCTGCTCCATGGCTACCTGCGTAGCTGCCTGGGTATATTGATCACCGCCGCGCTGCTGGGGGCGTGCTTCCTGTGGCATTTGTTGTGGCATCTGCTGCTGCATTGCTGCGCCAAGCAGGCCGCCACCCATCATCATATCCTCAGCCATTTAACGCTCTCCCCAGCAAACCCTTGTTGAAATCTTCGCGGCGCAGGATGGGCAAATCCATGCCCGTTAGCGTGCGGCCTTCTTTCCAGCGCTCGTGCTCTTCCTTGCTCTTCGCTGCCGCTGCTGCGCGCTCTGCTTCTGCCTCTGCTTTGCGCGCATCTATCTGCAACTGGGTCAGCTCGCGGCTTTGCTGGGCTGCCATTTGCTGATCCTGCCGGCGCTGGTCGGCGGCCTTATCTGCGGCACGGCCTTGTTGGTAGGAACTCAGGAACCCCATGCCGGCCTGCAATAGACCCTTCTGGTTCTTGTTGAGGAAGTCCATTACGCCGCCGCCGGAACTCCCAGTGTAATCGTAGTTGTCTTCGTCTCCTGCGCCGTAACTTCCGCTGCCAGCAGACCCAGCGCCCGCGCCATCTTCCCCCATGTCGTCGCCAAAACTAACATCCGAGCCGGTGAATATATCGCCTATGCTGTCGAAAATACTGCCGAAGTCAAAGTCAAAGTCGTCAAACAGGAAGCCGAAGAAACCATCATCATCGCCGCCACCGCCGACATAACCGCCATCATCAAGCGCCATATCATCCTACCTTTCTTCCGAGACGCAGGCCGCCTTGGATGGCTGTGCCGGCTAACCCTGGCGCCATCTGTCCTAGATTGACCTTGCCAGTTGTGATGAGTTGATTTGTTACCCCGCCTGCTACCTGGCCGACTGCCTGGCCTAGAAGCCCACCGCCAGCCGCATTGCCAGCAGCCCCACCAACAAGAGAGCCGGCAGCAGCACCAAGAAGCCCCTTGCCATCTACCTTACCAGTGTTGATAAGCTGCTCGGTAGCGCCCTGGGCAAGATTGCCGGCCACTTGACCAAATGCCGCATTACCAGTCGCTCCGCCTACGCCTGCACCAACCTGGCCGCCAACTTGTCCGCCTACATAGTTTGCGGCCATTGATTTAACAATATCGCCAATGTTGCCGCCATTATACCCCGCGTACATTGCCGAAACCGCAGCGCCAAATGCAGGATTGATAAAACTAGCGACAGCCTGGGCAATCATTGCGCCAGTGCCAGATTCAAAGAACCCGGTATCGCGGCGGGTATTAGATATCTTGGCGGCATCAACAACGGCTTTATTTGCTAGCACCCCATATTTAGGATCGTACTTGAACAGGGCTTGTTTTACTGCGGCTTGTTGCTCTGGACTCTTTGCGCCGAACTGGTCATAGACTTGGCCAAGAACTTTGCTGATATCGTCCTCTAGTGGCCCAAGGTTGCCAATCTGCACGAACCCCTTTAGCTCAGGCGCTGCGCTCGCAGAGTAGCCTTTGATATTAGAAGGCATACGGCGACTTTGCACCGTGCCTTCTTTTGTCGGGTCTTTGTAAATATCTGTGTAGATATCCCCGCCAAAAGCCTCGCCCTCGCCAACGTAGGTATCGGTTATGCCGATCTTTGCATCGTCTGGCGTGTCTTTGTTCAGCCCTAGCAGGTTAAGCAAATCCTCGCGTGTGCCGTATTGTGCTTCGCGCTTGTAATCATTTTTCCCGACGCCGTAAGTGTCGCCTGGGTGCAGCATGTATTTGCCATCAGCCTGCTTGTATTTTTGCAGCAGGGAGCCGATTGTCACCACCTTTGACGGGTCATCTACCAGCAGCTCATAGGGGTTCGACTTGCCGGCCTGGGCGGCACTAGCGACATTCTCCGGCAGGAAGTTATATAACCTCCCGTCGCCTCCGCCAACGTCACCATACCCATAGTACGTCCCGCCATAGGACGGCCCGGGCGTGTATGGCGTGGTTGCTGGCGGCGCCGTCGGCTGAGTCCCCTGTACAGGGTTTGGCGGGAACTGCGCCGTTGGCAGCGTCCAACTACTGGTATCGACTTTGCTGCCGAGTTTCATATCGGCGTCCTATTCGCGTCGGTAGGGGATGGCACGCGCGGCGTGGGCACGTCTGGGCCTGTATTGATTTCGTAAACCCCGGTGGAGTCTTGGAAATAACGGCGCCCATCTGGCCCTGCTATGATCGTACCGGTGCGCCCGTCTATAGTTACCGATTGACCGGGGTTGGGAATGCTAGTGGTCGGCGGGGTAGTCGGGGTGGCTGGTTTAGTCGTCGATGGCGGCAACTGCGAGATGCTGGAGCGAGCCGAGGCGCTGACACGGTTGATGGCGTCCTGACTGATGTCGCCTATGTAGGTGGCGTTGAACGCATCCAGCGCTATCAGGCGGCTGGCAGCGTCGGGGTACGTCCCGTTAAGAATGTTCATGACGCCGCTGCGGTAGTTGTTCATCTTGGAATCGCTGAGATTTTGCAATGCTACCGAACTGTCTAGGTCGAACTTCGCCTTATCCAACCCGAACTGCTGTTGGAATCGGTCGTTGTTCATCGCCATCGTAGACTCGAACTGCTGCCGGCTCTCTGCTCGGGACAGCGCGTTTTCTCTAGCCTGGAACTGACGGCCAAGCTCGGCCTCTTGCGACCGTGCGGCGCGCTCTTGGGCGGCCAAACTGAACTGGTTAGTTGCCTCTTGGTTGGTCAGGCCTTGCTTGAAGAACGTCGCGGCGTCCTGCTGAGCAATCGGCAGACCTTGGGAAATTGCGGCTTCTGCGCCAGCGCCAGCGGCAAGCGAGGTATTCAGCAGGCCGCGAGAGTTGGCCGTCTGCAATGCCCTGGCTCGGGCTTGGTCGATGTAAGTGGAGTCGCTGGCAAGTAGGCTGCTAAGCTGCTGCTTGACCGTATCCTCTGGGCGCACGCCTCGCATGGCAGCGCCGCCGGACGAGAACGAGAATTCCCCCGTTCCGCCAGCGCCACCTCCTAGGCTGCCAGCAGCAGAGCCAAGCAGCCCGCCCGAACCAGTCCCTCCGGCCCCACCTGGGCGACCGATGCCGAAGTAGTCCGCCACCCCCTTGTTTTGCGCCGCCAGCTGAGCCAGGTCGGTTTCCGGGCCTACATCGATAGTCGTTCCATCGGCGCGGGTTATCAGGCCCCTGCCATTAGCAGTGCGCTGGAAAGTGCTGCCGTCGCTGAGCTTGGCGACGACGTTTTGGCCGAGCACTTTATCGTTGTTGAATAAAGACTGATAATAGTTGACGGAATCTTGTGTGATTGCGCCGGTAGGGTTGGCGTATTGTCCGGCGCTGACGTTGACTTTGTACGGGCCTTGATTAGCCATTAGGTCTTGCTGACCTTGCGCACTGATACCTGCCTGGCCGGCTGCGGTGCGGTACTGTTCTTCCGTGATGTTGTTTGACTTGAGCCAGTCCGCTAGGCCTTTATTCATGTAGCCGGCGGATTGCAGCAACCCGCCGCCCATGCCGGCCTTGTTGTAAATATCGACGGCCTGGCTATTAGTCAGCCCACTTTGATTCGCGATGCCGAATATCTCGGCGTCTGTTTTACCCTGGCCTTTGAGGTCTTTCAACCCAGTGACCAGCTGGTCTTCGGTAAAGTTTCCGTAGGTCGCCATTATTCCGCCCTCTTTATTGTCTCGCAGCCGGCTACGATGACCTCTAGTTCACCAGCGTATTCTTCCCACCTAATAGCCTCGCGTGCTAATTCTCTTACCGCCTCTGCCCTTTGCTCTGGTGTATTGGGTGCGGGCTTGCCGGATCGGGCGCCAAAAGCACTTGTGGGCCGGGTAGGCTTTACGTCAGGCACGCAAGCCACAGGTACTTCCACCAGCACTTCTAGCGGCTTGGTGGTGGCGCAGCCGGCCAACAATAGGGCAATAACTAGGTATTTCATTGCCACGCCCCCCAGGTACTATCTATAGCGTCATCGCACGACGATGATTTATCCCGGTTGATTTCGTCCACGCGGCGACCGATGCGCTTTGCTTGTTCCTGCTGGATGCGCTCGGCCTGCTCTCTTAGCTGCTTCTGTGCATCACGCTGGAGCGCCATCTCTCTGGTGGCGGCATTCTGCCGTTCGATTGCTGCCTCGCGCTCAGTCAGCAACTTGGCAAGCTCCGCTCGTTTGGTCTCTCCCGATGCAATGCCGCGCTTCCGGCCATTCATCCAGGCCGTGCCCAGCAGACCAGCGACAACGACAACAATCAGGATCGCGCGCCAATTGCGGGCTAGGAATGTGAGGATCAGCGGCATCATTTGCCCTCACAGAGTTTGCGCTCGGCAGCGCGGCGTTTAGCCAGACCGTTAACCACTTTGCCGCCTGCCCTGTTCCACATCTCAATTGCAGCACACGCCCCCGGCCAATCGCCGGCATTTGCTTTACGCGCAGCGGTGGAGCCACAGAACCCTTTGACGCCCACGTTATAGGCAAGCGATGTAAACGCGGCGGCCTGGCCGTCTGTCATGGGCACGCGAACGCAGGCCTTCACCCCGGCGTAGTATTCGTTCAACTCTTCCTCTAGCCATTGCTTGCAGGTGGCGTCGGACACTGTTCTGCCTGGCACAGCACGCGCACCGGTCTGGCCATAACAGATAGTCGGGATACCAACGATATCGTTGTACGTCGTATTCCGCTTCCCCTCCCAGCCGGCCACGAACCCGACTGCAATCATCATCACACCAGCAGCGCCAGCCGCGACTTTGCCGCCAGTAGTCGCCGCGCCTGATTGTTTGGTAGTACGCCGCTTTGGTTTCTCTGGCTGGAGGATGCCAGGCTGGGCCACCACGCGAGAAACTGCCGCGCCGATGGAAACGATAGCCGCCACAAGCACAGCCCATCGCGGCTGGCCGTTAGCCCAGGTGGCGTATATCACATCACCAGTCGATAGCACAGCAGCCAGCAGTGACAGGCGGATACTCCACAGCTTGGGCCACTTCCGCTTCCAATCGTCGATCAGTTTCATTTGCGCTTCTCCAGGTTTATGCGCTGCAATTCCCCTCGGATTTCTTGGATTTCTTCCGGCAGCTTATGGAGCGGCTCGAATCTGATGTTGTATATGTACAGGGCCATCGACATTACTAGCCCGCCTGCTGCCCCGCATACCGCTAGCGCGCCGCTATAACGGTCGCTCTTGCGACCGATCTTATCGACTTCTGCGCTTACCGCCTCAAGTTGCGTAAAGCACCGCTTTATTGACTCGGAATCGTTCGTCCTTCGCTCTTCGAGCAAGATCATGCGCTCTATTAGTTCGCGCTGTTGCTTAAAGCCGGCCCGCATTTCTTCCGACAAAGCGCCGATCTGCTGCTCAATTACGCTCATCTTCAATACTTCATGCAGGGAATCCGGCTCGGCCATTATCGCGTCCTCATTATCCAGCGCACCCGCAGCGAGCGCTGCCGGTTATCAAGTGCAGTCTGCGGCCCGGCATTTAGCTGGGTAGTGTGGGCATGGGCGCCAGTGTTCGTGCCCGCCGCTGGGGTTTGTGTCAACGTCTGCACAAGCGGGGAGCCAAGCTCAAGTAGCTGCGCGTTCGCAGTGTTGCCTGTGGCGCGGTCGTTTTCGTGCGTGTGCAAACCGTTGCTGCTACTGACAAACGAGTTTGTCGGCAGATTGGCAACTGCGATGGTGTTCGCGTTCGAGCCGACGAACGTTCCCAGGCCGGTCGAAGCACCAATGACTGTAGCCGCCTCGCCGTTCAGGTCGGGGATGACTTGGCCATGCAACAAGCTCTCAGGGTCGTTGAGCACCTGGCCATTACAGGGCGCCCAGCCACGGGGCAATGGCATGCCATAGAACGAGTGCAGCGACGGCATCAGCCCGCCAATGGGGATGCGCGCTGCGGTGGTGTCGCGGTGGCGGCGCCAGAGGCCTAATTTGAGCCAGCTAATCATGCTGACCTCACATAGCAATTCCAATCGCCAGTCAGCGCCTTGATCTTGATGGCGGTAGGCGTCATTTCCAGGAAATCCAGCGTTGAGCCGCTAACTACGCCGTTATCCCACGATGCCCAGTGATTGCCTTCAGGGCCGCCGGCTATTTCAGCCGCGATGTGTGCAGGGGGAACCGTCGTAATGTAGACGGCACAGGTTCCAGTAGTCTCTGGCACGACCTGCACTGACACACGGTTGACCAGCGGAACTGGGGAGATGTACAGCGTCTCGGTAGCTGGAAGCTCTACCCCGGTATCTTTGATGCTGTGAAAATTCGAGATGTGCATGTCCTTCTCCTAGTGAATCACACAGCCTCTTCAGGGCTGATTGGTGTATTGGATATGACGTCTGCGCGGCCAGGGGCGATTATGCCTTTCAGCTCGAACAGCATCAGCGCATTAAGCGCGCCTTGGGATTTCGGGTCTACGCCTTCAAGGTCGGATATGTAGGAAAAGCCCTTCTCCACCGCCTGGATATCACTATCGAACTTCGCGGCCTCGATCATGGCGGATTGCTCGGCAGGGTAGAACCTCATGAACCATGCGTATTTCGTGATCTTCTGCGCCATCGAAGGGCCTCCACCGTCTATAACTATAGGCATTATCTTACCCTCAAATACAAAACCGACAGAGAGCCGCCGGCAGACCCAGGGTACGCAGCAAAACTAGACCCTATGAAATCGGCGCCAGCAGGGAAATTGGTATGGTACAGGGCGGATGCTGAGGCCGCTACTGAGCCTGTTGAATTACCAGAAGGCAGGCATACCAACTTAGTACCGTAGCCAGCTACTAGCCACTGGGCATTGGTGTTCACCGTATGGCTTGCAGAAAGCCACCGTCTCTTCCATCCGCTTATGCCATCTGCGCTGTAGTAAAACATGGCATTGCTAAGGCCAGCCGTATCTGGCACGGATGTAATAAGAAAGTATGTGCCGGTATAAGTGACTGCTGGGCCGACCCTAAACCCTCGCGGGCTTGCGTTCGCCGCGTTTACTGGCATAAACCGCTGCGTAAAGGTAATTGCATCGGTTGTCGTGTAATACGACGTCGGGCTTATACCAAAAACGCACAGAAATAATGTCGTGTTAGCCGCCATCATGGGATTAGCAGAGGCCGGCGCAGTTCTATTCGTCCATGTTATAGCGTCAGTGCTGCTCATTGCAGCAGAGGTGCTGCCAAGAACAAGCCATATTGTGCCGTTGTAGGCAATTTTCGCTAGGTTTGAGATGGCCTGAGAGCCGTTGCGTGCAGTCCAGTTGATCCCATCTGGAGATGTGCTGATCTGCCCTGTTGCGCTGACGCCGCCGCAGCACGCCACAAATTGGCCGCCGCCAAACCGAACCCAACAGGTATTTCCAGTGGCGGTGGTTATGGCGGTTCCGGTGCGCACAGTCCAGGCCGAGCCGTCCGAAGACGAGGAAGGTTGGAATGCCGCTGCGCTATTGCCCATTGCGACAAATACGCCAGCCCCTCGGGCCACGGAAAACACAGCACCCGCTGCATTATGCGCCACCAGGTTCCATGTCACGCCGTCATCCACCGACCTAGCGATGTTGGTAGCGTCCCCAAACGCAGCAATCCAGATACCAGCGCTGTTATGAGCGACGTCGGTAACAGTCATGCTGGAAGGAAGAACGGCGGCAAGACCGATTACGCGCATGTGCTCCAAAGAAGCGGCCTGGGGATATGTCGATGCGCTATCTATCACGCCAGTGCGCAGCCATATCTCACTACCGCGTGTGAACGACTCGCCGCGCTCTTCGGCAAGGATGACATCGCCTATTTTGTATGGACTGCCACGAAAATCAGATAGGTTGCTCACAGCACCCTCCAGGTCAAATTAACAGAGTCCCATTTGAGGGCGAAATAAGCGTAGCGCTCGGTTACATCCATAGCCTCATTGATTGCGCCGGTCTCGATGCGATGGCCTGTGGCTGGCTGCACCACCAGCTTGTTGATGTGGAAATTTGCTTGCCAATCTTTGAATGCGATCACTGCGTTATTTGCGGCTGATGCTGGCAGCGTCCTAGTAAGCACCCCGCCTGTAGTATCAACCTTTTCGCGGATATTAACCGCGCATGTACCACTGGTGTTTATGGTCAGGTCAAGCAAATCACCGAGTGTAGTCAGGGCTGCAATCTGCAAGCCCATGTAGTACACGTTAACAATCTGCCCGGGCGTAGCGCCGTCAGGGTTTGGAACCTGCGGGATACCGTTGAACGTTGGCGAGGCGATAGGGGATTTCAAATCCATATCGACTTTGACCAGATCAAACCCGGTCGTAACCGCGTCGAAATCGTCCTCGACATCGCCCGCCCGCGCAGTCTGCCCAGGTATCAGATTGATGGTGTTATTGAAATACGGATTAGGCACGGTCTTGGCTCCTTGGCGTCCAGCTTAGGCCCACTGCTACCAGTGCAAAACTGGTGGTTTTCTCATTGTGGTAGATCACGAAGCCAATATTGGGGGAGACGCCATTCAGATAAATACTACTGTCTGATGCTGCTCCGCCATCCCAGGTGAATTCGTCCCAGGCCACAGAATCCCAATAACCACCACCACCGTTAAACGCTGCATCCTGCACAATGTCGGACGTTATGCCGTAGTCGAATTCCGGGGCGACTCGCAATGTCACGGCTGATGGGCTGATTATATCAAGCCTTAGCTTGTGCCAGCGTTTTCTATTTTGCGGGCCTTGCAGCGCATTGAATGGCAGGCGAATAATCGACTCAATTGCGGCGCCGTCCTGGCTGTCGCCTTTATCCAGCTCATAGATGAAACCATTGTCACTGCCGACAAAAGTTCGGTCATCGCCGCCCGTATCTTCTCCAGACCAGCCGCATACGAACTGGTGCGCGTACCCAGCGTTCCCATACCCAAGAACCTTGGTGCCGGCCAGCGTGCAAACCAGCGCGGTCTTGTCCGTCCAAAACAGATAATAGCGCCCGTTGCTACGCTGCATCACGGTAAAGCTGGGCGTCTGGCGGTCAAACACCGGGCGCACTTGGTCGCTCACTGTGGCCGCGCCAAAATCGCCATAGGCTTGTACCGCTTGCAGGAACAGAAGCCCAGAATCGTCCAGGGCAATAACCTCGCTGCCAACGTACTGGGCAGTCCGCGATATCGCTCCGCCTTGGCGCGTGAAGCTCTTCAGCTGGAAGCTCGATGCGTCGTTGCCGTACAGGATGAACACGCTATTACGGCCATAGCAAGCCGTGGTGTCTTTCTGCGCAAGCAAGTTTGTTACATCCTCGCCAAGCGATATCTCAGCAGACCCAAGGCGCGGGCTGAATCCCGTCGGGTCACCGACTGCTGAGTTTTGCAGTGAGCCGCCAGGGAAAGTGAGCCACAGGTAATTGTGGTTTTGCGCCAAGTGAGTGGGCTTATCTACCGCCATGCCGGTCGTGTAGTGGCATAGGTACGTGCCATCGAAATCAAATGCGGGGTTCACGCCGTCTACGCCGTACAGCCTGAATTTGTCCGACGCGCCGTAGAAATTGAACTGAATGGTTTCGTACTGGCCGGCAGGCGCAATAGTTTGTGTCGTTACGCCGCCGGTAGCTGTAGCGCGCTGCGTGGCGCCAACGTAGATTGGGTCTGCTGCTGCCCATGCCCCCACGACGCTAGTAACGTACAGGCGCCCCGTGGCGGTCGTGGTGGCATCCCATACGCCGTAGTACACGACACGCACCACAACAGCGGTTTTTGTCGGCACAGCCGCGTTGCCGATCGTATTGCCCTCGACAATTGCAGTCGATGTATTGCCCAGGTTAAACGGGATGTACGACGCCGCAGTAATAGCAACCCACCCACCAGCAGTAGATTTGTGCATCACCGTCGCAGTGCCGCCAGCATTGTCCCGCCAGGCATACACAGTGCCGTTGAAGTAGGCCACTCCACGCACAGGGCCGCTACCAGGGACTGCCGTAATCAGCGCCCGATATATCTCCTGCTGGGCTGGGTCGCTGGAGCTAGAAGGGGCCGTTCGACCGTCGAAACGCTCATACTGCCCAAGCTGCCGATACCCGCCGTTGAGGTCGCATGCATAGTTCTTGATGAACAACGCGCGGCCAGGGTCAACGAATAGCGGGGCCGTGGTGTAGTCCAGGCCGCCATTCAACGGGTAATAGCTGATCCGCTGGCTCATGCTAGCGGCTCCACGCCACGACTGGCGGTCTCTACCTGAGTTCCTAGCAGAGCGCTTAGCATGCGCTCATAGTTCAACTGTGCGTACTGGTAAAGCTCAGTCTGCGAGTCCTGGAAGGCGTATTTCATCAGGGCAGCCCAGACGATAATCATGTGGTCAGCGTCGGGTATAACAGGCGTGTCAGTAGTATTTGCTAGCACCGTTGGCGTCATGAACGCATCCATGCGCACCGGGTATATTGCATCTGGCGTGGAGTCGAACCGGATAATCCCGCCGTTTACTGCGGTGAAATACTGAGGTCGTGCGCTGGCGGCTGTCTGGCGCTCAAACCGCTTGCGGAACTCTATATAGCTTAGCGGGTAGATCGGCTGAATGGTAGACGTTGCATCTGTCACCTGGGCGAAGTTATCCAGGCGGCGAACGGTTGCATAGGCTGGGATATCAACCGACGTATAGTCGCGCTGGCCGACAATCGTATTGAACGTCAGCGTGGTACGCATGAAGTCCCAATCACGCTGCGACTGGATATCTACCCAAGCCTCGGCAATCCATTTCACGACGCGGGCCATCATGCCAGTCTGATTGAGCACTGACGCGGGGCGCGTTTCAGCTCCCTGCAAGCCGGCCTCTTGATTCAATCGTTGACACAGCTGCAAATAATTCACATCGCCCCCGTAAACATATGGCCGGTTAGCCCCGGCCATTATGTGTCAGATTTTACATCAGACCAGCGTTATGCGGTATTTGGCGGCAGTGACATACTTCCACGTGCCATCCGTGTTATTCGCCCGCTTGGTAGTGCGCAATGACGCGAGGTATTCGTAATCGCTGCGTTTGATGGTCACTTCTTCGCCGCGCTTGATCACACTGGACGCGGACGAATTGTTGCAGAACACCACATCACCGTTGTCGTGCGGGTCGGTATCAATGATGATCTTGATACGGTCGTCATCGGTTTTGGTACGACGGGTACGTAGGCCCGCATCCTCGGCAGCTTGAGCAATTTCGTTCATTTTTTAATCCTTCTTTGGCTTGGTCTTGGCAATCTCTGCCTTCACAGCTTTT